CGCAAGAGTATCGACCAAATTGCACTTTTGGCTGAGATTTACGGTACTGGCATCGGTGAAGTGACCGTCAAGAAGGTCAAACAATACGTTCCGATGACAGTTCCTGTCAATCCGACTGAAAATGCCTACGGTGCCGGTGAAAAAGAGCGTATTTCGGTTCAAATCTCCCCAATCAACCCCAAAAACTTCCTTTTTGACCCCAATGGTGTCGATGTGGACGACTGTATGGGTGTGGCCGTGGAGAAGTACATCTCCCTGCACAAGATTGCTGAAGGCATTGCCTCCGGTAAGTACCGTGAAGTCGATATTTCGTCACTGTACGAAGATGACTCCCTTGAACCGACCCAAGAGGCGGCCAACTTCGAGAACACCAAGGTCAAACTGCTCACCTACTACGGGTTAGCACCTAGGGAGTACCTGACCGTTGATGGTGAGGAAGTCGAGGAACTGAACGAGGACAGCGGTGTCACTGAGTCCGAACTGGAGGACTATTCCGACATGGTGGAGTCGATCATCGTCATCGCCAGCGGCTCGATCCTCCTGAAGGCTGAAGAATCTCCCTACATGATGAAGGATCGCCCGATCCTGTCGTACCAAGCCGATACTGTACCGAATCGACTATTGGGTCGCGGTACAGCCGAAAAAGCCTTCAATATGCAGGCAGCGGTGGACGGTTCGATGCGCTCTCACATGGACGCATTGGCCCTGACAGTAGCCCCGATGGTGGGCCTCGACGCTACTCGGTTGCCTCGCGGTGCCAAGTTTGAAGTGAAGCCGGGTAAGGCGTTCCTGACCAACGGTGCGCCTAACGAGATCATTTTCCCGTTCAAGTTTGGTACGAACGATGGTCAGGCGATGCAGACCAGTAAAGAGTTCGAGCGCATGTTGCTGATGGCAACTTCGACAGTTGACTCGGCAGGTTCACCCACAGCAGTGTCTCGGGACGCTGGCGGCATTGACATGGCGACAGCAACCATGATCAAGAAGTACAAGCGCACCCTGGTGAACTTCCAAGAGGACTTCCTTATTCCTTTTATTTATAAGGCAGCGTGGCGTTATATGCAATATGCGCCAGAACGCTACCCTTCGGCTGATGTGAAGTTCATTCCTACTGCCACACTCGGTATCGTTGCCCGAGAGTATGAGCAGAAACAGATTGCGTTCCTGATTCAGACCCTGGGTGCGAATAGCCCCCTGGCACCGATCCTGATGCAGTCTGTTATCAAGAACTCGTCGCTGACGAACCGTGAGGAAATGCTTGCTCAGTTGGCTAAAGCAGCACAACCAGACCCACAGGCACAGCAGGCACAGATGATGGGTGTCCAACTGGATATGGCAGACAAACAGGCCAAAGTCGAGAAGACCAAGGCCGAGACTCAGAAGATCACGGTCGAGGCGCAACTCATGCCGAGTGAGGTGCAGGCCAAGGTGGTGGCAGCACTATCGAACAACTTATCAGAAGATGATGAAGGCGGCGATTTCGAGCGTCGTGCTCGTATCGCAGAGTTGCTCTTGAAAGAAGAGGATATTGCATCTAACGAGAGAATCGCCTCTAAACAGATGGAGATGAAGCGTGAGGCATCTGATAAGGATAATGCCTACGTCAAGGCTGCGGTGGACACATTGGATTCAGAATGATCCTCGACCGCATCAAATCCCTGCTGGCACCGAAGGTCAGCATTGACGCTAAGTTGGCGGGGATTTCGCTATTCGTGGGAAAAACCCTTGATAACTTCGATCAGAGGGTCAAAACAGCCGAAAATCAGCAGTTAATCCATGGGAAAGACGGGATTAACGGAAAAGATGGTAAAGACGGAAAGAACGGTAAAGATGGACGTGACGGCAAGGACGGTAGAGATGGCGCATCAGGCGCAAAAGGTGATAGAGGTGACCCTGGCGCTATGGGAAAAGTCGGCCCGCAGGGGGTGTCAGTTGTCGATGCCATCGTTGCGCGCAATATCGGAACCGTGACGACTACCGGAGCCATTACGATCACTGCGGTTTACGACGCATATTGGGAATAAGCTAAATGTCCCTGCTTCTTGCGCTATTCGGGATCACTCCGGCACCATCCAGTAGACTCAAATACTGGAATGGTGAGGCGTGGCAAGCCAAGACCCTCAAATACTGGGACGGTGCTGCCTGGCAGACCAAATCATTGAAATACTGGGACGGATCGACATGGACTTAGAGTTGCAGAAATATTATGAGTCGCGGTTTGAGATGTTCGCGCATCCCGCCTGGAAAGACCTGATTGAAGATGTGCAGACCATGTTGGACTCTACCAATACATTGTCCGGTGTGACCCCTGAGAACGTAGGGTTCAAACAGGGCGAGGTGTCCATCATGCGCTGGATACTGACGCTCCAAAAGACCACTGAAGAATCTTACAAGGACTTGACCGATGCGGATACTGAATGACTTTATTTGCAGCGCCTGCGGCATCGTGACCGAGAAGCTGGTGGACAGCGAGTATCGGACCATCGAGTGTCCAGAGTGTCACGGTGATGCGGTGCTATTGCAGGCCATGCCCACCGTCCGACTGGAGGGCATCACAGGATCGTTTCCGGGCGCTGCTGACAGGTGGGCAAGAATTCGTGAAGATAACGCGAGAATCAAAGCGAAAAATGCTTGATTTCGTTTGAAATTCGGTATATAAACCGAGTACGTTCTATCGAATGGAGCATATAGCCAGCCTTCGATAGTGTTTAACCGGTAGCCCGTTAAGGGTCGGAGTGTAGATTTATGGCAGAGATTCAGGATATTGATGGTGAAGTAGGTGAGATCGAGGCTGTTGAAGAACAGCTAGCCGAACCCGCCCCAGCAGCAGAAGTCCCATCATTACCCGAACAGTATCGCGGCAAGTCCGTTGAAGATATTGTCAAGATGCACCAAGAGGCTGAGAAGCTGATTGCGCGTCAGGGTCGTGAGGTCGGTGAAGTACGCAAGCTGGCAGATGAACTCATCAAGTCACAACTGACACCAAAGCCAAAAGTAGAGGAAGTTGCGCCTGTAGATTTTTTCGAGAATCCCCAGGAAGCGATCCGTCAGCAAATTGAGAATCATCCGCGTGTGCGTGAAGCTGAACAAACAGCGAAGCAGTTGCAAGCGGATCATGCGCGACAGCGATTGAACCAGATGCACCCTGACGTTGCCAACATCGTTCAGGATAGTGGATTTCAGGACTGGATTAAGGCCAGCAAAGTCCGCACAAAACTGTTTCAAGATGCTGAGGCATATGATGTAGATGCTGCTGATGAGTTGCTTTCGACCTACAAGGAACTGCGCGTTGTGAAACAACAGCAGGTTGCGAAAGTGGACACCACTGCCCGTGACCAGTCGTTGAAAGCAGCATCCGTGGATACCGGTGGGTCTGGTGAGACTACTCGGAAGGTTTATCGTCGTGCCGACCTCATTCGACTCAAAATGCGCGACCCCGGGAAGTACGATGCCATGTCAGACGAAATCATGGCCGCTTACTCCGAAGGTCGCGTGAAGTAACTTTTTTAACGGAGATTTATCATGGGCCTCGGCACTAATCACACCACAGTCACCACATCTGACAAGTTCATTCCCGAACTCTGGTCCGATGAGGTCATCGCCACGTACAAGCAGAAGCTGGTACTGGGCAATCTCGTCACCCCCATTTCCTTCAAAGGGAAAAAGGGCGACACACTGCACATCCCCGTCCCCGGACGTGGTGAGGCGTCCAGCAAGGCCGCGAACACCCAAGTGACCCTGGTTGCAGACACTGCCACCGAGATCACCATCCTGATCGACAAGCACTACGAGTACAGCAAACTGTACGAAGACATTGCTGAGATGCAGGCACTGGGTTCCATGCGCAAGTTCTACACGAACGATGCTGGCTACGCTTTGGCAAAGCAAGTTGACCGTCACCTGCACATGCTGGGTGCCACGTTCAACGGCGGCTCCATCGCTGGCGCGACCAACCTGTACGAAAAAGCTGTCATCGGCGGCGACGGTTCCACTCTGTTCTCTGGTGCTACCCCCGGTAACGCCACTGCACTGACTGACGCCGGCCTGCGTAAGATGATTCAGACTATGGAAGACAGTGATATGTCCTCCGACGAGTTGAACATCGTTATTCCCCCTGTGGAAGCTGCTGTGCTGCGTGGTATCGCCCGCTTCACCGAGCAAGCATTCAAGGGCAATGGTGACACCATCTCCACTGGCCGCTTGGGTAATCTGTACGGTACTGAGGTGTACACCTCCACCAACTGCCCCTGGGTTCACGTCAATAGCGTCACCTCCACTCAGTCCGTGACGTTCACTGCCGCTGCGCCCACAGGTGCTGCGTTTGCTGACGCGTTCGGCCTGACGGTTGACTGGTCTACTTCCAGCCCCACCGACACCAAGTATCGCGCTTGCATGATCATGCACAAGGACGCAATGGCTCTGGCTACCCAGCAGTCCATCCGTTCGCAGTCTCAGTACAAGCAAGAGTACCTGGGTACTCTGGTGACCTCTGACACTGTGTATGGTGTCAAAGAATTACGCGATTATGCGGCTTTGGCTTTTTTGGTACCTGCGTGACTAGACAACTGATTAATTAGTCGCTAAACTCCCCCTCACCTAAACAGTGAGGGGATTTATGCCAGTCGATTATTCAGTCATCAAAAAACGTAGAGAGAATGACCCTGATTACGCAGCGAGGTTGAAAAGCTACGCTGAAAAGTACAAAGAGAACAACGTCGATAAAGAGAAAGAGCGCCAGCGAAACTCGAAGTCTGAATCTCGCACCAAAGACCGTGAGGCATACAACGCCTACATGAGAGAGTGGACTAGGAAGAACAAGGAGAAGGTTAACGCCGCTCGCCGAGAACTTCGCCAGTCCGATCCTGAACGTGCTAAGAAGGATAACGAGAGAAGGCGTGAAACTCGCAATCCTCTTGTTCATCGGAATACGATGTTGAAGAACAATTACGGGATGACCTTGGATGACTACTACCAAAGGTATGTCAAGCAGAACGGCAAGTGTGCGATCTGTGGCGAATCTAGACCGAGTTCAGGCAGAGATGGATTAGCCGTAGATCACTGCCATGATAAAGGTCATGTTCGAGGGTTGTTGTGTACTCATTGCAATCATGGTTTGGGTAAGTTCAAAGACAATGTCCAATTCCTCGCAAAAGCGATAGAATATTTGAAAGAAAGTGAGTAAATCATGGCTACAGTAATTCAAGGTACGCAGCAGTTTCAGGGCGCATTCAAGGAAATGTGGCTTGTCACTGAGACTGTCAATTTCGGAAATGCGGCAACCGGTTCCGGTACATTCGCTTCGGTGGATGTGACTGTTCCCAACGTCGCCCTTGGTGACATGCTCGTTGCAGTGTCCGTTGGTGTTGACACTATCGACGGCGTCATCTACGGCGCTGTCACCGCTGCCAACGTGGTCACACTGACCCTGCTGAACAACAGCGCGGGTGCCATCGACCTGGCATCTACGACCTGCAAATTCGTTGTGGGTCGTCCAAGCTGGTAAACCAAAGACCCCACTTCGGTGGGGTTTCTTTTATGACAACTTTCAAATGCCGACGCTCGGGTAATTTCGTATCCTTCAGCAATGTCAATGACATTGAGGGGTTGCGCAAACACGAGGGTTATGTAGAGGTTACTGATGTTGAAGCCCCAAAAGCCATCGAAACAAAATCGCCAAAAACGACCACCAAAGAAGTGCTGACACTTCGCAAGGGTCGTCCTCCAAAACAGGCAATGCCTGCGTTTTTACAGGAGTAGTCATGGGAATGATGAGTGATGGTAACGTCGCGCCTCAAGGCGATCCGACCACTTCGCACGGCAACTTCAATGGTGTCGTGGATGTTGGTGGTCAACAGGTGCAAGTGCAGAAGGGCATCGCCAAAGTCGAGGGTCAACCCTACTTCGTGTCCGACAATGGCGCAATGGTGGTGGACCATCAGGGTAATGTCATCGGTTATGTGGCTGATGGCAAGTTCACCCAAATGGATGCAGAACATGCTGCACAGTTGCGCCAGGCTGGGTATATGAAATGAGTCTTGACCTCCGTGACATTGTTGTTGCGGACTTGCGCCGGCACTACGCTGGAGATGATTACTCTGAAGAATATGCCATTGAACTGGCGACAGAGTTGATAAGAATCGGGCAGATATTTGAGTCAGAGAATGTACTGATCAGGTATCATAAGGTCGATGATGGGACTATCGAGTTTCATTGTATGAATGCGGGTAGTGGCGCTGACTTGACGAATGCGATAAACTCGCTGCTAAAGTCACTGCCGAAGCAGTTTATTACGGGCGTAACCTATTACGACAACCCGAGAATCAACGAATTAGCGAAGTTCTCGTACTTCCCTGCAACCATTGAAAGGATCGATGGTGGGAAGTTCAAGACCTACAAGATGAGTTTCGATTTGAAGGATAGATAATGGGATTCCTAGCCGACCCGGTAAAGTCAGTATCAGACACCGTGTCCCATGTGGGGCAAGTGATCTCTGAGTCACCCATCGCACAAGCTGCCATCACTGTCGGTGGCGCTATGGTGGGGATACCACCCTCAGTCACTGCTGGTCTATTGGCCGCTAACTCAGTAGGGCAAGGTCAGTCGCTTGAACAGGCGGCGCTCACCGGTGGACTCTCGTACCTCGGCGGCACCGGCATCAATAACTACGGTGCCACTGGCAGCGTGTTCGGTGAGGGCGGTCTGACAGGACTGATGGGCGGTACTGGTGGCGGTGCAGCAGCAGGCGCTACTGCTGCCGAGCAAGGTGCCGCTAATGCACTGATCGCTCAAGGGTATTCCCCTAGTGCAGCTTGGGAAGTCGTCAACGCAGGTGGTGCTGGTGTCGCCTCGACCGTGGGTGCGGGTGCTGCTAGCACAGCAGGGCTGCTCAGTGGTGTGTCAGGTGGCGCACTCAAGACGGGACTCGGCCTCGCAGGGTCTTACCTCAACGCCAATGCTGCACAGGACGCTGCTTCGACTCAGGCTCAGGCTCAGATTCGTGCAGCCCAGATCGCAGCAGACGCCGCCAAGTTTCGACCAGTGGGTGTCACGACTAACTTCGGCTCGTCACAGTTCAACTACAACGCCAATGGCAACCTGGTGCAGGCCGGCTACAACCTTAGCCCCCAACTGCAAGCCCAGCAGAACCAGATCATGGGTGCGTCAGGTGGACTGCTGAACCAGTACACAGGTGCACGGGCGGCGACTGCGGGTATGGACACTGCCGCCCAACGCGCCATGACTCTCGGTAATCAGTACCTTGCGACCGACCCACAGGCTCAGGCAGCGAAGTATCTGGCTGACCAGCAGACAGTGCTATCAGGTTCTCGCGCCAGCAGTCTTGCCGAACTCCGCGCTCGTATGGCGGCTACCGGGCGCACAGGTCTGATGACAGGCGGTGACGCGGGTATGTCAGCAGCTAACCCTGAGATGAACGCCTACTACAACGCACAACTCCAGCAGGATCGTGAACTGGCCGCTGCTGCTACCCAGGGAGGTATGGACTACGCCAAGTTTGGTATGGGCATGGTCGGCTCTGGTGGCGATATGCTCTCTGGCATGTATGGCGTTCAGAACAGTGCTGCACAACCCTACAACACCGCACTCGGTACGGCTAACACCATTGAGGGCATGGGGCAGAATGCGATGACATTGGGCACTAATCTCGGTAACTCGACAACTGCTGCTGCTGCTGCTGCGGGTAGGTTGCAGGGACAGGGTATTACCGCCGCTGCCGATACTATCGGAAATCAGGCGATGGCTGCGGGTAGCCCGTGGGGCAAAATGTTGACCGAACTCAGCACTTACAAGTTTGGAGCGTAATATGGCAGACGGACTATTCGGCGCAGCCCCTTGGGAAGTGGAGCAGCAGCAACAGCAGGCTCAACATTCTCGCGCTATTGAAATGAGCAAGATGGACGCTAACCAGTGGGCGAACTACGGGTTAATGTCGGGCACTGCCGGGTTAGCTAGGATGTTGGGAGCAAAGAACCCCGCAGTGGAGCAGGCGAAGCGTCAAGAGCAGATCATGGGTCAAGGTGAGGATGACTTGGGCACCTCTGCTGGTATGGCAGCTAAGGCTGACCAGTTTCGCAAAGCAGGTGATCTGCGCACTGCTACTGCACTGACACTCAAGGCTAACGAGATGAAGCGTCAGGAGGCCGCTGCTCTATTGGCTACTCGTAAAGAGGACAGAGCGCAGGAACAACTCGACGAGGTTCAAAAGTTACGTGTCAAGAATGAATACGAGTTGAAAATAGCACAACTGGAACAGCAGAAGGTGCGTGATGCGGATACCGCAGAAGGCCGTCGTAGGGCAGATGCTACCGATAGGTATATCGCAGGGTTGCAGGCCGAAATGCGGCGTTTGGGAATTGAAACTAAAGCTGCTGCGTCCGGTGGAACTAAACCACTTACCCCGTTCCAAGCCGCCAAACAAGAGAAGATGAAAGCAGAGTCATCGTCCGCGATACGTGCTCAGGACAATGACATTGTTGCTCTTGGTACCGACATTGACAAGGTGATGACCGATCCGAACTTAAGTCGAGCGACAGGAGTTTCGGATTATATTTGGTCACGTCCCGGTGGCGCAGCGAGTCAAATCGAGGGTCAGTTGGACTCCATTGTGAACAAATTAAAAGCACAGGGTCTGAAGGTCTTGCGCGAGGGTGGTGGTATCGGTGCCATCACTGAGAAAGAGTGGGATATTCTGGCGAACCAAGTAGCTAATATTGATCGCAAGAAGGGTGCCGAGTACGTCAAGGGCGAACTGGAGAAGGTCAAACTCCGCATGAACGAGATGAAGCGTAACGCAGCACAGCGCCATGCTGAACAGTTTGGTGAGGAATACACCCCTTCTCGGGAGGGCGGTACGCCACCCGCAGGGGGAGGTATGCCAACACCAGATGCGATTGCTGCTGAAATAGCACGGCGCAGGGGGGGGTAAATAATGGACCTGACGAAACTCTCCGATGCTGACCTGATGGCGCTCCAATCTGGAGATTTATCGAAAGTGTCCGATGTGGGACTTGCCTCATTGTCGGGCAAACGTGCCCCGAAGCAAGATGACGCATTTGACCAAAAGCTGCGCGAATCGGCAAAGATCACCCCCGTTCTAGAAGCGGGGGCGAATGTGCTCGGGGGTGCCACTGGGTTGATGCGAGGCACTGCGAATATAGTGGGTGGTGTGTTTGGTAACTCTAAATTGGGTCAGGACATATGGCCCACTACCGCACTGGACAAGTCGTCAATTGCGTACACTGCTGGTGAACTGCTTGATCCTGTAAGTATGGGCGTCGGTGGCGCTGCGTTCAAAGCTGCTGGCGCTCTCCCTCAAGTGGCGAAACTCACCAAAGTCAAACCCATTGTGCAGGGAATGATCGGGGGTGGTGTAGCTGGTGGTGCCACGGGTGCGCTATCTGAGAATGGTGACGCCGGTACAGGCGCAGTCACAGGCGCTTTGATCGGCGGCGCTATCCCAGGCGTGGTAATGGGTGCGCAGAAGCTGCGTAAGATCGCTGAACCCATTACCAAAGCGGGTGCACAGACACATGCTGGGCGGATGGTCAAAGAAGTCGCTGGTGACACCTACGATGACGTACTGAGCGCACTCAAGAACCTGAATACCCCATTCAGCAAGCCTAGCGTGGCACAGGCGACTGCTAAACTGAATAACCCTGAAATAGCGGCTCTCCAGCGTGTAGCTGAGGGTATTAGCCCTGTACCAGGTGTTACCCGTGAAGCAGCACAGCGAGGTGAACGTGCAGGATTGCTGCAATCATTCGCTGGTACTGACGATGAAATCAAGCGTCTGATTGAGGCAAGGGCTGCCAACTCGTATTCCAGTGTACTAAAGCAGCCTGTAAAGGGCGACAGTGAGTTGGGAAATATCCTACGCGACCCTTACGTGAAAGACACTTTTGCGGAAGTGCGGAAACTGGTGGACGCTAGTAGAGTGCAGGGAAGGGATGTACCACTTGGCGAACAGTTACAGATGGTTAAGAAGTCACTCGATAAGACTTTGAGTGGCACACCTGTGAATAAACCATCGAGTAACGAAACTAGAGCAATCACGGATGTGCAGTCTAGGTTAAATACATGGATGAAGTCGAACATCAAAGGGTATGCTGATGTTGGTAAAAAGTACGCTGAATTATCCGACGATCTGTTCCAGAAGAAGGTGGGACAGAACATGCTCGGCCTGCTCCAGAAGCCTCTCGGTGAAGTTGAGTCCGGTGCAAAACTGGCACGGGCTGTGGAGGCTGAAACCTCTCTTGTCAAGAAGTCCGGTGGTTTTGGTCATGAAGGTCTTGACGAAAAACTGACCCCCGAGAACCTAGCCAAAGTGGGTAAGGTCATCTCGCAACTCGATGTAGATACCGCCATATCGGAACTGTCTCGGAAAGGGATGCGTTCTGCGGCGATACGGGATGCCGTTGGTACGGGCATTGAATTGCCGAATCTGATGAACCAAGGTGTTGCAATCGCCAATGGTCTGATCCGCAGGGTGTTCGGCGCTGGGCAGATCAAAACTCTGCGCGAACTGGCTGAGGTGATGCAAGACCCAGCATTGACCGCGAAACTGATGGAACGTGCGACTGCGAAAGAAAAGAACGCAATCGAGTTCATGCGTAAGACAATGCAGTATTATTCACCCTACGCAGCAGCACAGGCCGGGAGCATGGAATGACCTACTTAGAACTCGTCAACTCGGTACTCCGCAGACTGCGCGAGAACACAGTCGCCACGGTCAGCCAGTCGGCATACTCGCAACTGGTGGGGATGTACGTCAACGACACCAAGCGCCAGGTGGAGGACGCATGGAACTGGGACGCGCTAGACGACTCACTGACTGTGTCGGTGACTGCCGGTGTCACTGTCTACGTAGTGACAGGCTCTGGTCTGCGTCCCAAAGATGTGAACGTCAACAACGCCACATCGACCAGTCAGTCCACCGTTCGCAACAGACCATCGCGCTGGATTACTGACCAACAGCAACTCGGCACTGTCTCTGCTGGCTCACCTTACTGCTTTGCATGGGTGGGTAACGATGGCACTGACAGCAAGATTGAGATTTTCCCGACACCTGACAGTTCATACACCCTGAAGGTCAATGGGTCGTTCCCACCAGCATCCCTGTCCGATGACGCTGATGTACTCACTGCACCATCGGAGCCGGTCATCGCAGGAGCATTCGCACGGGCACTGGTGGAGCGCGGTGAGGATGGCGGACTGTCCTCCAGCGAGGCGTATAGTGTATTCAAGAGTGTGCTGTCCGATTACATCGCACTGGAGTCTACTCACTCTGACTCCAATGACTGCTGGGTGGCTGTGTAATGGCGTCACCCATCGTACCGATCAGCCTGTCGGCTCCAGGGTTCTACGGATTGAACAGTCAGGACTCACCCACCGACATGGACCCTAAGTTCGCACTTGATGCGACGAACTGTGTCATTGACCGTTCTGGTCGCGTTGCCTCACGCAAGGGGTGGGTGGCGCAGCACACGACACTCGCTGCACTCGGTACATCCGACGTAGATGCTCTGGGCGAACTGATCGACCCCGCTGGTGCCAGCACCATCATTGCTGCAGGTAACAACAAGATTTTCAAGTTCACTGGCACCACGCTGGTCGAACTGACATATGGTGGTGGAGGTGTTGCACCCACCATCACCGCAAGCAACTGGCAGATGTGTTCGCTGGGGACAGCGATCGTCCTGTTCCAGATTGGTCACGACCCACTGATATACGATGCGACCATCTCCACCAGTGCATACCGCAGACTGAGCGAACACGCTACTTACTCAGGCACTGTGCCCTTGGCAGACTGCGCCATCAGTGCGTATGGACGGGTATGGGCTGCAAGGACTACCGCCAACAAGGTCACTGTCACATGGTCTGACACATCTACCTTCCAGAAGTGGACAGGTGGTACTGCCGGGTCACTCGACCTGACAAGCGTATGGCCCGCTGGTGGCGATGAAGTCGTCGCTCTGGCAGCACACAACAACTCACTGATCATCTTTGGTCGCAGACAGACCCTGATCTACACCGGTGCGCTCACTCCGTCCACTATGGTCCTCGGTGACACGATCACCGGTATCGGCTGCGTGGCTCGGGATAGTGTGCAGATGACGGGTGAGGATGTGATCTTTTTGTCGGACAGTGGTGTGCGCTCCATCAGTCGCACGATTCAAG